AGACCGTATTGATGATGCTTTCAAGCAACTAAAGCCGCATTAGAGGAAGGATTACTCCCAGGTGGTGGTGTTGCTTTACTTGAAGCAAGAGAAAGTATTACACTTAAGAAAGATGATGGTGAAGATTTTAATTTAGGAAAACGTATTGCATATATTGCTTGTGGTTCTCCATTCCTTAAAATTCTATCAAATGCAGGTATAGAAAATAAAGAAGAAATTATATTTGCTCTTAGAAAAGTAAGAGAGGAAAACCCTAAAAACGGCCGTACTTTTGGATATGACATTAAGTCAGAAACAGTAAAAGATATGTTTGAAGCAGGCATTATTGATCCAATGAAAGTAGCTCGTACAGCACTTGAAAATGCTATTTCAGTAGCAGGTACTGTATTACTAACTGAATGTGTAATCTATAACGAACCTAAAAAAGATAAAGATGGCGAACAATTCCCTATGGGTTGAGAAATATCGTAGCCAAACATTAGATACATACGTTGGAAATGAGGGTGTAAAAGCCTTCATTTCTAAGTGTATCACTACAAATGATATACCTCACCTGTTACTATTTGGAAAACCTGGTACAGGTAAAACAACATTAGCTAAGTTAATTACTAAAAACATCAAGTGTGATGTAATGTACATTAACGCATCTGATGAAAGAGGTATTGACACTATTAGAGATAAAATCGTTGATTTTGCATCTGTAAATAGCTTTAATCCACTTAAAGTAATTATTTTAGATGAATCTGATTATATTACACCGCAAGCACAAGCAGCATTACGTAATGTAATGGAAACATATTCTGCAAAAACACGATTTATCTTAACAGCTAACTATGCTGAACGTATTATTGATCCACTTAAGAGCAGATGTCAATCATTTCATATTGAACCACCTGCTAAAGGCGATGTTGCAAAACATTTAGCTTGGATACTAGATCAAGAAGGCATCAAATATGAACTACCAGATATAGCAGCATTAGTTAAAACATATTATCCTGATATTAGAAAGATTATTAATGCGTCTCAACAATCAGTAAATGAAGATAATATCTTAAATCCAGGTGCATTAGTACCCAATGTTGAAGGCGTATTATCTGCGATTATAGCGCATTTAAAAGCGAAAAAAGCAACTGTATGGGCAGATATTAGACAAGTAGTTGCCAACGCAGATATCAATGATTATGTGCCACTATACACAGGATTATATGAACGTGTAAATGAATATACAACCCAACCAGCAGATGTAGCTATACATTCAGCTCAGTATCTATGGCAAAATAATACCATAGCTGATAAAGAAATTAACTTTATGGCATTTATATCTCAAATATTAAAGATAAAATAAACTATGGCACAACAAACATATAATTCATTAGGTATATGGCATCCAACCTCAATAACATTCATAGTAAATAGAAAAGAATATAGTGGATATTCAGCTCCTATGGATTTATTTTCAATAACGCTTGAATGGATAAGACTAAGTAAATTATAAACTATGACACAACAAACAGCAGTAGAATGGTTATTAAAAAAGATTGAAAATAAGAATGGTAAAGAATTTAGTTCTTACTATACTGAGTTTATTGAACAAGCAAAAGAAATGGAGAAAGAGCAAATAGTGAATGCTTGGGATGATGGCTCTGAAACTGAATACCAATATCATGTAAATGGTGAATTTAGAAAATGCTCACATGATTATTACAACGAAACCTATAACAAATAAAATAAAATAAAATGGATCAAAAGCAACAAGTTAACATGAATGTAGCGTTAAAAGACACTACACCTATCAAATGTGAAGAATGCGAAAATGAAGTGTTTATTGAAGGTGTAATGCTACGTAAAATATCTCGTTTCGTAACTGGTACTTCACAAGATGCACTTATGCCTATTCAAGTATTTACTTGCTCTAAATGTGGACACGTAAACGCTGACTTTATGCCTAAAGATAAATAGTAATGACAATATTTGACTGGTTTAAACAAGTTACATATAATAAGGATTCTTGGTCTTCATTTAGTGAAGAAGATCAAGCAGCATTTAATCCATATATGGTACATAGACTTGTGTCAATGTATGAGCCATATATTGAATTAGCTAATTATTTACAACAATTCTGGCAATTAAAACCTGATCAAATATATTTAATATACTGTAATTATTTACCTGAAAATAAGGTATTTGCAAAATATATTAAGTCAACTAAATCTAAAGTAAATAACGAATTACTTGAGGTTTTAGCCACTCATTTTCAAGTATCAACTAGAGAGATAAAAGAGTATCTTCATATACTAGATGAAAATCAAATAAAAGATATTTTAAGTAGTAGAGGGATAAATGATGATGAACTAAAAAAGTTATTGAAGAATGAAAAAACTACCAAAACATCTAAAGCCTCTACTTGAGCATAAAGCAGCAGAAATTGATTGGAGCAAAGAAAAAATAGTTTCATATTCGCAGTATTCTACCTGGAAACAGTGTCCTCATAAATGGAAACTTCAAAGTGTAGATAAATACAAGAACCCTCCAAGTATAGAACTTACATTTGGAACAGCAATGCACACTGCACTTCAACATTATCTTAAAGTAATGTATGAACAAAGCGGTGCTGCTGCTGATAGAGAAGATACTATAGGTTTATTTGAAAATACATTCAGAGAAGAATACAAGAAAGGATTTGAACAAAATAATAAAGTACATTTCTCCTCAGCTGATGAAATGGCAGAATACTTTGAAGACGGAAGATCAATATTAGAATTCTTCCTTAAAAAACGAGGCGAATATTTTTCAACTCGTAAAACACATCTTATTGGAATTGAATTTCCACTATCATTTACTCCACACGAACAATATCCTAATGTTAAATTTAAGGGTTTTATCGATTTTGTATTGTATAATGAAGCAGTAGATAAGTTACAAATATTCGATATTAAAACATCTAAACGTGGATGGAGAGATGAAGATAAACGAAACGAAACAAAAACATCACAAATTATACTTTACAAAGAATACTTTAGTAAATTATTTAATTGGGATGTAGATAAAATTGATGTTGAATTCTTCATTGTAAAGCGCAAAATTTGGGAAGAAAGTGAATACCCAATACCTAGAATACAATCATTTATTCCTGCTTCAGGAACTAGAAAACGTTCGGCTACCGTAGAGGGTTTTCGTACATTTATAGAAGATTGCTTTGATAAGGATGGAAAGCCATTAGTTAAAGAATACTTAAAACAAGTAGGACCTTTATGTAAATGGTGTCAATTTAATAATAATCCTTCTCTTTGCAATAAATTAAATTCTTTATAAAATAATATATATTTATATCAAAATATATAGTTTATGGCAAGTAAAAATGAAAAATTAACACTCACAAGTGTAAAAGTACATCAAGACTTGTTTGAAGAATTCAAAGTTGCTAGTATTAAAAACAAATTCAATTTGCAAAAATTAACTAATAGAGCAATACATTTGTATTTAAGTGATGAAGAATTTCGCAAGCAATTACATAATCATACTGAGTTGATTATGAGTGGTAGTCTTTAATATTTTTAAATTTAGTTATGAAAGAAGGGTACATTCCAAAAGAACAACGAAAGAAAATTCTATTACTGTGTGATGATGTAAGAACAACATCCGGTATTGCAACAATGGCAAGAGAAATGATTTTAGGTACTTGCCACCATTACAACTGGGTAAATCTAGGAAGCACAATCAAAAACCCAGATGAGGGTAAAAAATTAGATTTAAGTGAAGATTCAAATAAATTTAATGGAATTGAAGATGCTAGTGTGTTCCTATACCCTAATTCAGGATATGGAACAATCGAAAGAGTAAGAGATGTTATGGCAATTGAAAAACCAGATGCTATAATGCTATTTACTGATCCTAGATATTGGGTTTGGTTATGGACACATGAGCGTGAAATACGTTCTCAAGTTCCTATTATTTACCTTAATATTTGGGACTCACTACCATATCCAATTTACAACAAAGCTTTTTATGAATCTTGTGATGCTTTACTAGCAATTAGTAAACAAACAGAAAATATTAATCGTGTTGTATTAGGAGATAAAGCAAAAGATAAAGTAATAGGATATGTGCCTCATGGTATAAATGAAGAAGTATTCTTTCCTATTAATGAAAAAAGTGAAAAATGGGATGAATTACAGAAATTTAAAAAACAAATATTCAAAGATAAAGAATATGATTTTGTTCTTGGATTCAATTCTAGAAATATCAGACGTAAATCATTCCCTGATGTATTAATGGCCTGGAAAGTATTTGTAGATCAACTTCCAGAAGATAAAAAAGATAAAGTAGCATTGCTTGCCCATACACAACCATTAGATGAAAATGGAACAGATATACCAGCAGTGATGGAAATGATTTGGGGTAAAAACCCACCAAACGTATTCCTTACAGGTGTAAATAGATTTATTCCTGAGCAAATGAACATGCTTTATAACTTAATGGATGCTTGTATTTTGATTTCATCTAATGAAGGTTGGGGATTATCACTTACAGAAGCAATGATGTGTGGAAAACCAATTATAGCTAATGTAACTGGTGGTATGCAAGACCAAATGCGTTTTGAAGATGAAAATGGTGAGTGGGTTAAGTTTACAGAAGAATTTGGATCAAACCATTTTGGAAAATATAAAAAATGTGGTGAATGGGCATTCCCAGTATTCCCATCTAATTTATCAATTGTAGGATCTATCCCAACACCTTATATATTTGACGATAGAGCTGATTTTAGAGATGCTGCTGATCAAATAGCAATATTGTATAAAGCTAAAACTAAACACCCTGAGTTATATGAAAAATATAGTAAAGCTGCTCGTGAGTGGGTTACATCTGATGAATCAATGATGTCATCTAAAAACATGGCTAAAAATGCTATTAAATATATTGATCAAACTTTTGAAAAATGGGAACCAAGAAGCCCATATGATTTTATTAAAATAGAAGAATTACCTGCAAAACAAAATAAAACTGTAATTTCGTTATGAGTAAACCACTTTGTATAGTAAGTTGCCCTATTGACACATATAGTGGATATGGAGCTAGATCTCGTGATTTTGTTAAATCTTTAATTAAAGCTAAAGACAAAGAATGGGATATTAAGATTATAGCTCAAAGATGGGGGCAAACTCCTTGGAACTATTTAAAAGATGATATTGAAGAAGATGTTGATTTAAAATCAAGAATCATAAATGCTCTTACAATGAGCGTTCCTAAACAACCAGATGTATGGATCCAAATTACAGTACCAAATGAATTCCAGCCAGTAGGTAAATTTAATATTGGCGTTACAGCAGGTATTGAAACAACAATGTGTGATCCTAGTTGGATTGATGGGTGTAATAGAATGAATTTAAATCTAGTATCATCAGAACATTCTAAAAAAGTATTCCAATCAAGTGTATTTGAACAAAAAAACCAATCAGGTCAAATTGTAAATAAAATTGAACTTAAAAAACCAATTGAAGTACTGTTTGAGGGAGCTGATTTAAATAAATATTTCAAATCAGATATGTTAACTGATTTTGATGTATACGATGACTTAAATACAATTAAAGAAGAATTTTGTTACTTGTTTGTAGGTCACTGGTTACAAGGTGAATATGCTGAAGATAGAAAGAATGTAGGATACATGATTAAGGCATTTTTAGAAGTATTTAAAAATAAAAAGAATAAACCTGCATTAATTCTAAAAACATCTCAAGGAGCAGCTTCCATTATGGATAGAGATACAATCCTAAGAAAAATAGATGATATTAGAAAAACAGTAGCAGGAAGTAAATTACCCAATGTTTATTTAATTCATGGTGATTTAACAGATGAAGAAATAAATTGTTTATATAACCACCCGAAAGTAAAAGCAATGGTTTCATTCACTAAAGGTGAAGGATTTGGTAGACCATTACTTGAGTTTAGTATACTAGGCAAACCAATTA